GAAGCCCAGAGAATGATGCGTTAGCCGATTACTCTCTTATTGTAGCTTAGGTACGAGTTGGAATGGAATATGGCTGGCTGCCATATCCGGTTCCATGTTTATTGTAATAGGAGAATGTTTGTATGAAAGCATTGCTCATCAACGGCAGTCCGCGGCCCAACGGCTGCACCTTTACAGCCCTGACAGAACTGGCAAATACGCTGGAAGCCGAGGGCATTGAAACCGAGATCGTCCATGTGGGCAACAAGGACATCCGGGGCTGCATCGCCTGCCGCCGCTGCCACAGCACCGGCTCCAACAAGTGCGTCTTTAATGATATTGTCAACGAAGTAGCCCCCAAGTTGGCTGAGGCCGATGCCTTTGTCATTGGCGCACCGGTGTACTTTGGTTCCCCGGCAGGCAGCGCGATCTCCTTTATGGACCGCCTGTTCTTCAGTACCCTGAACATCGACAAGACCATGAAAGTGGGTGCTTCGGTCGTGACCTGTCGGCGCGGCGGCAACACTGCTTCCTACGATGTGCTGAACAAATATTTTACCATGTGTGGGATGCCAGTGGCCAGCAGCCAGTATTGGAACATGGTCTACGGCGGCTCTGCCGAGGAGGTCAAGAAAGATGCCGAGGGCTTGCAGACCATGCGCACCCTTGGCCGCAACATGGCCTTTTTGATGAAGAGTATCCAGATAGGCAAGCAACAGATCGGCCTGCCCGAAAAAGAACCTGCTATCTTCACAAACTTCCATCATTGAGGAAGTGTTCCATATTCCTCCTTCTTTGTTGCAGGGAAAGCCGGGACGGAAACGTCCCGGCTTTCCCATTTCCCTGATTTTTGCGAGGTGATTTTATGCGCAGCGTGATTTTCGCGGTTTCCACCGCTTTGACCGTTTTATTATCCGCCTGCACCGGGGCGGCATCCTCTGTGCCAGTCAATACGGTTTCTTCGGTTTCGGCCAGCACATCCATCACGACCTCGTCCGAAGTGGATTCGGCTGTTTCGGAGAGTGCTTCTTCGGAAACCGGAAACATCCAGACTGGGCTTGTCCGGGAGCAGACATTGGACAGCACTGAGGGGCTCATCCACTACAGCTACTACCTGCCGGAGGATTACGACCCCACCCGGAGGTACCCCATGATGGTGGTCATGCCCGGCTATAACATGATGTGGTTCGGGGAATCTTCCTCCGGCAGCAATCTGGACTGGACGGGGTTCACCAGCTGGACGAACCTTGGACAGGATATGATCGTAGTGTCTGCCCAGCTCACCGACTGGGGCGACACTTCGGCGCGGCAGGCCATCGCTCTGACGGAGTATTTCATCAATCACTTTGCCGTAGATACCACCCGCATTTACGCCGCAGGCTACTCGGCTGGCGGCGAAACCATGTCGCGGGCAGTTGCCATGCGGCCTGACCTGTATGCAGCTTATCTGCATGGAGCATCCCAGTGGGACGGCGGTTCTGCGCCCATTGCAGAAAACGGCGTGGCGGTCTACATCTACATGGCGCAGGGCGATGAATACTACGGTGTGCAGAAAGCACGGGATGCCTACAACGGTCTGCACGATGCTTACGCCGCCGCAGGCTGGACGGATGAACAAATCGACACCGTGCTGCAAATGCAGACCCCGGACAACGCCTTTTTTGATGCGCAGGGGCTTCACGTCTACCATGCTGCCGCAAATGTTGTCTTTGATAATGCCGATATTCTGAACTGGATCGTTTCCAAACACAAGTGATAGGAGAGAAATTTTGAACCGACGGCAATTCACAAAACTTCTGGCGGGTGCAGGGCTGCTTCTGGCAGGCTGCCGGGCAGGTGCTGCACCCAGTTCCTCCACCCCGGAAAGAAAGGATTCCATGCAAACGACCACCCAAACTTATACCCGCACCACGCCCATCGAAACCGTACGGAATGACCCGGTTTTCGGTGATTATGGGCGGCTGATCTTCCCTGTGGAACGCTCTTATTACAGCGGCGACACGCTGGAGCAGCTGCATCTTACCTACTATAACAACATCGACCCGGACGAAACAGTGGACATCTGCAACACCCTGCGCCAGCGTGCAGCGGACGGGCAGACCATCTTTTACGATATTTACACCGAGGACGAAAAAGCCGCCGACCCGGACAAAGCTGACACCGGCTTATTCTACTTCAAGGGTAATCCCGGCGCAAAATTTTCCATCTGCAACGCAGGCGGTGCGTTTGCGTATGTGGGGGCCATGCAGGACAGCTTTCCTCATGCACTGGAACTTTCCCGCAAGGAGTACAACGCTTTTGCGCTCATCTACCGCCCCGGCGCACAGACCGCCTGCGAAGATCTGGCACGGGCCATTGCATTTGTCTTTACCCATGCGGAGGAACTGGAAGTAGACACCAGCGGCTACTCCCTCTGGGGCGGTTCTGCCGGGGCACGGATGGCGGCGTGGCTGGGCAGCTACGGCACGGCATCCTTCGGTGAACAGGCGTATCCGCAGCCGGGAGCCGTCGTCATGCAGTACACCGGGCTGGGGGAAGTCTACGGCAACGAGCCGCCCACTTATGCCTGTGTGGGTGACCGGGACTACATCGCAGACGAACGCGTGATGCGCTGGCGCATTGAAACCATCCGCTCTCAGGGCACCCCTGCCGAGATCGAAGTCTTTCCGGGTCTTGCCCACGGTTTTGGCTTGGGCACCGGCACCTCTGCCGAAGGCTGGCTCGATCATGCCGTAGCGTTCTGGGAAGAAAACACCTGAAACCGTGAGGAAACTGTTATGACGAAAAAATGGACTGCACTGCTTCTCGCGGCAGTACTTGCTGTCGGCCTTTCGGCCTGCGACACCAGCCGCGCAGAAGCCCCCGGCAGCAATTTGGAAAGCGGAGTTTCCGCCATCGAGGATGCTATGACGAAACGAAATGAAACCGAAAGCAGCTCGTTCCCGGCAGGCAGCGACCTGCGCATCGGCACTTCTGCCGACACCGTTGCAACGCCGGATGATTTCCCGGCAGCATACAACTACGGCACTGGAAAAATTGAGGATTATTCCCGTACCGCCATGCTGCAAAAGATGCCGAAACCAGTGGACAATGCGACCGTGCTGAACACCTCGGCAGACCCTAACCATATTCAGGCGTTGTACCTGTGGGAAGAAGGCAACGTTCCGGCTAAAACGCAGTTCACCGCTGCAATGACCGGTTATTTTGACAACTGGGATTTCCGCCCCTATGTGACGGCAATTCCCGTCCGCACCGGAGTACAACCGAAAGGTGCTGTGGTGTTGATGGCAGGCGGTGCGTATCAGTTCCGTGGAAACTATACCGATTCTCTGCCCACGGCAGCGGCTCTACGGGAGCTGGGCTTCCAGACCTTCATCGTAGATTACCGTCTGTCGCCCTACACGCAGGAGGAAGGCGCGCTGGATGTAGCGCGGGCTGTCCGCTTTGTGCGGCAGAATGCGGATGTTTACGGCATTGACCCTGACGATATTGCAGTTATGGGCTTTTCCGCAGGCGGCATTCAGGCGGGCGAATTTCTGATGCACTACGATGAAGATGTCAACGGCACTGCTCTGGATGAAAACTATGTACCCGATGCGCTGGATGCTGTTCCGGCTCACGCTTCGGCGGCGGGCATGATCTATTCGTTCTATGGGCGGCTCAGCGTGGGCAACATGGACCCGGACTGGCTGGCCGAGGGTGATCTGCCGCCAACATTCTACGTTTACGGCACGGAGGACCCCTTCTACCGCCAATTCCAGCAGCAGTATGATGTGATTCGGAATATGGGCATTTCCACCGGACGCATCGTGCTGAATGGCTGGCCCCACGGCTTTGGCTCGGATGGCGGCTGGGTGAACGATTACGCCGCATGGCTGGAAAGTGTTTTTGCAAATAAGGAGGAATTTTAACATGAAGTATCGTACTTTGGACAGCGACCTGACCGTTTCTGCTGTTGGTCTGGGCTGTATGGGCATGAGCCATGCCTACGGCGCACCTGCCAACAAGAAGGAAATGGCCGAACTGCTGGCGCAGGCCGTGGGTATGGGCTATACGTTCTTTGACACCGCCGAAGTCTACGGCACACCGGATAATCCCCACGACAACGAGGAACTGGTGGGTGCTGCCCTGAAACCCTACCGAGATAAAATTGTTCTGGCGACCAAGTTCGGCATCCATTTTGACATGACCAGTACGGCAGTCAACAAGCCGCTGGTGCCGGATTCCCGCCCGGAAGTTATCCGTGCATCGGTAGATGCCTCCCTCAAGCGGCTGGGCACCGACCATATTGACCTGTATTATCAGCATCGACTTGACCCCAAGGTGCCCATTGAGGAAGTGGCCGGTGTAATGGCTGACCTGATTCGGGAGGGCAAGATCACTCACTGGGGCCTTTCGGAAGCCACCGAGGAGACCATCCGCCGAGCACACGCAGTCTGCCCGGTAACGGCCATCCAGAACCGTTACTCCATGATGGCCCGCTGGTACGAAAGCCTGTTCCCGGTTCTGGAAGAACTGCACATTGGTTATGTGGCATTCTCGCCGCTTGCAAACGGTTTTCTCTCCGGCAAATACGATAAGACTTCCAAGTTTGAAGCAGGCACGGACTACCGCAGCGTCATGCCGCAGTTCCAGCCAGACAGCATTGACCAGAACTGCGCCCTGCTGGAACTGTTACACCGTCTTGCCGCCGAGAAAAATGCAACACCTGCCCAGATCTCACTGGCGTGGATGCTGTGCAAAAAGCCTTATATCGTACCAATCCCCGGCACCCGGAAACTCAACCGTTTACAGGAAAACGCCGGTGCAGCGGATATTGTGCTGTCTGCCGCAGAAGTGGCTCTGATTGACGAAGCACTGGCGCACATGGAAATGTCGCATGTGTTTGGCGGGAGCCGCATTGTGAAAGAGTAAGACAGCAGCTTTGACGATGAGCTTCAATAGATCATGCGGAGGTAATTGTTTTTGATAATGAAGAAAGCAAAGAGTATGAACCTTTGAGTACTAACAGGTGAACAAAACGGAGATTCTGCTCAGGGGGTCAAACGGTTATAATGAAACCAGAAAGAGTTCCAGCGCGGCAGGGAGCGGAAAAGCAGGATTCCGCTCCCCGATCTGAAACAAATCTAAAAAGAAAAGGAGAACACGATTAGACCGCAACGATGACGGCACCGGTACGCTGGAACGCTACAAAAAGGATTCCTTTTACTGATATCAGAATGTCATCAAAACCAACGGCGCATGCCTGAATGAACAGGTAAAAAAGATAACAAGGCATTTTGTCTTGCGGAAGGAGAAGATTGTTCATGAAAAAAGTTGAAGTCATCGTCCGTACTACGGAGGACAATTTTCCTCCGCAGGAAAAAGTTGTTTTGAAATTCACAGAGCAAACGGTTTCTTCGGCAGAAACCGATGCCGTGCTGAGTTATCCCGGATTGGAAATCCATCTGGAGCATCATCGAGTATTCAAAAATGGACAGGAAGTGTATATGAGCCGTTATGAATATGGCGTTTTAAGTTTAATGGCACGGCATCCGGGGCAATTGTTCACAAAAGAGCAAATATTTGAAGCTGTCTGGCATCAGGATAGTGAAAGCTGCCTGACGGCCGTTACCAATGCAATTGGACGGCATCCGGCAGAAAATTGAAGATGACAGAGCTGCACCTGTTTATATCCGAACGATTTCCAACCTTGGCTACCAATTCATGCCGACTGTTTCCGCAGAATCCGTAGAAAAAGATTCCTGATAACGATAAAAGCCATACTCAAAGGGCAGTTTAGACCTTGGGTATGGCTTTTATCATTATAATGTGGACGACTGAAAACTGACATCCTTGCAATCGAAAACAATCTTTTCTAAAATACAGAAAAAAGATTTTAGGAGGCGATAAGATGTTAACGCATCAAAAAAAGCCTGTCTGCTGCCGTAAGCCAGACCGCCCCGAAGCAAGCACAATCGTTCCGTTCCACCATCCACAATCGTGCCGATGTGTTATATTGCGCCAGCTTCCCGCCATGGGAGGCTGGCGTTTTTGCGCTTTTGGAGCCAAAGTGCCGCAGTCCACCGTTTCTCCTATGATACAGCAGCAAACTTTATATTTGGGAGGGAAAGTCATGCTCGATCATAAGAAGGAAGCGATTACGGAGCACTGGCAGTTTTGCCCCAAGTGCAATATAAAGCTCTATCGAATGACCGCCGACTGCACTGGATTCATCCACATAAAATGCTGGCGTTGCCGGGAAATGTTATGGCTCAACCTTTCCATTCGAGCCAAGTAAGCATTGGTTTCATAAAAATCGGGTGCAACGCACTCTGAATATGGACTGTTAGCACCGAGCAACGGGCCATTGCCACATGGCAATGTATGAAACGTAGCACCAAATGGCCGGGCGGCAGCTTGACTGAAAGATTTTCGCTTGAAAATCCTTCGGTTGGCTGTTGTCCGGCTATTTTTTATAGCTTCAGATGGCCTGCTCCCGAAAAGGAGCAGGTTTTATGTTTGCCCTCTTTTCGTGGCTGCCCCAAGCGGCGAAATATCCGTAGCATCTCCGAATTTTCGACTTCTCACGTTTTATCGAAAATTTGGAGGTTACACATGGGCTTTAATTATGGTTTGGAAAAGAAGAATTTTGACCGTCAGTGGGCTATGTTGCGCAAGCAGTACGAGGACGCTGGCATGAGCATCGAAGCGATTCAGACAATGTACGAATATGACTGGTCTGTTTTCAATGCTGCGCGTTCTTACCAGAACCACACGCAGGAAATCACCGCTCCGTCCTTTGAACAGGGCGAAGAATCCTACTCGCCCCTTATGAACAAGTATCAGGAAGCCGTTTCCGTTACGGATACCTACCGCGAAACCAAGAGCCGCTTCACATGGATCGGAGAAATTGAGAACGAGCGGTTGCTGTCTGCTCTTGAAAATTTATCGGAAGATGACCTCAAACTTTTGACGCTCTACGCCTATGAAGGCTACAACGAGAGCGAAATTTCTAAAGTTTTTAATGTCTCACAGCCTGCAATTCATAAGAGAATCATGAAAATTTCTATATTTTTGAAGAAGTTTTGATTTTTGGTTATAATTTGGCCTTTCTCGATGCCTACCAAGTGAAGGGACAATTTCCCAAGCGGCATCTGCCGCAGGGCAAAGCGTCCGACCTCGCGCACCTTGAAAACTGAATAGTTCCGTCATCTGGTACTCCGATAATGATACTTCCGTAATTCGCGGCCCGGTCACAAAGCAGACGGGGTGGCTGAAATGCCAATGAAGCGGTACAAGTCCGCTGCCAGATGTTTACGCCCCACTCGCAGGGAGCCGAGGGCGAATATGCGAGACCTTAACTTATTAAATCAGGCGTGGCCGAATGCTGTTTTCGGTCTTCGTCCACGCCTGTTCTTTTTACTTATTCCATGTGATGAACCGCTAAACACAAACACACCGCCCACTGCCAAGGATGTGCAGCGGGCGGTGTACATATTGAAAAAGGAGGGTAGCTTTTGATTCAAAACTGGAAATTCCAGCGCGGAGACATTTTCTTCACTCGTTTCGACAACGCCATCGGTTCAGAGCAAAGCGGGAATCGTCCGGCAGTCATTCTTCAGAACGATGTGGGAAATTTTTACTCGCCCACGCTGATCGTGGCCACATTGACAAGCAAGGCTGCAAAAAAGTATACCCAGCCGACCCACTGCCTGCTGGTGAACGATTTTCTCTCCGTTCCGTCCATCGTTCAGGCAGAGCAGATCTTTACCATAGACAAAAGCAGGGTGCTGAAATTCCTCGGACACCTCACCCCGGAGGAAATGCGCAGGGTGGATGATGCAGTGCGTATCAGCCTTGCGCTGAACCCCATGGGCAGCATCCAGCAGATGGAGCCTATCCGGCGCTCTACGGCGGTCTACGCACCGCCTGAGGTGGTGGATGGTAAGCCGCCTGTCTACCCCTATACGCCCATCAAATCGTCCTTTGAGAACGCCGGAAGCATCGAGGAAATGATGTTGTACACCGAGTTGGAAGCCGCGGTACACGCAATGATCCAGCGGCTGGAATACAGCTTCACGTTTAACCCCAGCTTGCTCACCATCCCGAAACGTAAGCAGCAGGTTGCTGATATCCTGAAAGAAGCCGAAACGTATATCTGGAGGATCAAGGAAGAAATGAAATGTAGCACGGCAAGCGCAGAAAAGACGCGCTTCCGATGAGATTCTGATATTTACAAGCATACCTCCCATATACACAAGGGGCATCCGCAAACCGCAGATGCCCCTTGTTACATATTAAGACTACAATATATATTTTGCCCATTCAGTTAGTACAACATTCAAAGAAAAGAGGTATTCTATGCGCTCTCAGTTCACTTCGTATGAGCAGCTTCCCATCACCCTGACAGCCGATCATGTCGCTGCTGCGCTGGGCATCTCCCGCGCCAACGCTTACATCCTGCTCCGTTCGGACGGTTTTCCCACGCTCCACATCGGTAAGCGGATGGTCGTACCCAAAGACCGTTTTCTTCAGTGGATCACGGACAGCGTAAATGGCTGATTTGACATCCTTGATTCAAGAGGTTCCTTTTTCTATACTATTCCCGAAACGACTTGACATCGGGAAGGAGGCAATATGCCAAGCAAACGTTCTCACGGCGAAGGTACGCTTCGCCACCGCAGCGATGGTCGCTGGGAATTACGCATGATGGACGGCTACCAGAAGGGTGGTTCGCCGCGCTTCAAAAGCTTCTATGGCAAGACCCAAAAGGAGGTCAAGCTCAAACTGAAAGAGTATCAGGATGCGCTTATCAGCGGTGTCCGGCTGGACACGATCCTGTACTTTGAGGATTGGGCTGATACATGGTTCGAGGGTCACAAGGATAATATCGCTCCCACGACACAGGAAAGCTACAAATACTGCCTGAAAATGCTCAAAGAGGGATTCTATCATCGCCCCTTGACCGTCATATGCCCAATCGACATCGAAAACTTCCTGAAAGGGATGCGGCGCGATGGCCGCTCGGATTCTTACATCAGCAAGGCACGAGGGATGCTCTACCAGATTTTCCAAAAGGCAGAAGCCAATGACCTTGTGCGCCGCAACCCGGTCCGGCTTGCTGAAAAGATGCGGGCAACCGGCACCGCAAAGCGCAAGGAAGCCTTTACCACAGCGGAAGTCGCACACCTGATGAAGGTTCTCCCCGATGACCGCATGGGCTTGAGCATCCGGCTTTTGCTCGGCACTGGGATGAGAATGCAGGAACTTCTGGCTTTGGAGCCGCAGTATATTGAAGAAGATGGCTCTGTCATTCACATCCGGCAGGCAGTAAAGGTCGTAAAAGGTACAGTCAGCATCGGCAGTCCGAAATCCAAAGACAGTATCCGGGATATTCCGGTGCCGCTGAATGTCCGTCCGTGTGCCATCAAGCTGCGGGATACCACCGACCAGTTCATCTGGGAAAGCCCCAAGACCGGCTTGCCCTGCAACCCCACCCATTTCCGGGATGTGTTCCGCAAATCTCTGGAAGAAGCGGGCGATGTCCGCTTGCTCACGCCGCACAGTTGCCGCCACACCTATGTGTCGCAGATGCAGGCGTTGGGCGTGGATATCCAGACCATCCAGAGCATCGTAGGCCACGCCGACACCGAGATGACTGAGCATTATCTCCATGTTCAGGAATCCATTCGGCAGAGTGCGGTCCAGTTGTTCAGCGAGGCATTTTCGGCCTGAAAATTGGACGGAACGGCACTAATTATCGCGAGCCAGCTTTTCAAATCGTTGGCATCAACGCTGGCTCGCATATCGCAGCAGATGATGTTGCGTCAAAAAAGCCCACTTGCCCCTGCGATTGACCAGATAAAATCTTTGGCATTGTGGTCAAAATTGTGGTCAAAACCAAATGAGGTCAGCCCACAAACAAAAAAATCCAACGATTTCTAACGTGAAATCGTTGGATTTATGGTCCACCTTGCACATCAACAAGCGAACTATTCCCTTTATGCGGCTTCCGGCTACTTTTCACTGGTTGAACACCAATTTTCGGCCCGTTTGTGGCGCACCGCATAATCTGTAATTATTTTGTAATCTTTGCGCAAACAAAAAATGCCCCGCCAGCGATCCGTCAGGATGCCAGCGGGGCATTGCTTTACTTAGTGGAGATACCTTGCCAATTCAGATGCAACAAAGCCTGCGATCAATGCCGCAATGACCGCCCACCAGAGTTTGTTTCCAAATACTCCGGGGGCTTTTTCCAGCGCGGTCAAGCGGTCGTCCTGCTTCTTGTTCTGTGCCGTCACAACTTCAAGGCTCCGGTTTGTGGTTTCGAGTTGCTGGATGGTCAACTTGATATTGGTGTTCATGCCGTTTACTGCATCGGTCAGCTTCCCCAGCTCGTCCAGCCGGTGGGTGTTGCTCTGTGCACGGTTTTCGACCGCTGTCAGGCGATGTTCCAGTTCCTCGTCAGTCATTACGCTTGTTCTCCCCCACGTTACCGAAATGGGCCACAGTAGTGGTTTCTGCGGATTTCTTTGCCATGTAATCTTCGAGCTTCTTCTTGGTAAAGTCGAACACAAGCTGCACGATCCAATCCAGCGTCCGCTCATTGATTGCCCAGTCCAGCCAGTCGGGGGTATACCCACGCAGTACGGCAATGACGTGAGCTTTCTTTTCTGCGCCCGCGCCGCTACCGAACTTTTCTTCTGCATTGACGATCCACTTGTACACGGTCTTTGCGACAACAAGGCCGTAGCCCAGACGTACCGCCGCCAGCGCCGTGACCACAAGGCCGACCACCATGAAGATACAGGCCAGCCATTCAGGGAATGCCATCAGAAAAACTTTCAGAATGTTCTCCATACTGTTTTCCTCCTACTTTCAGCTCACCCACCGGCTCTTTGCCGCGCGGGTGTCGATATGTACCCAGCCGTGAGTACGGTCGGCGTGTCCTTCCTTCGGGTAGCGGCCAATGCCTCCGCGGTTCGGCAGCAGGGTCTCGGCATATGCCGCGATCTGCTCCACCGTCACACCAGAAATCCAAATGTCAGCAGCCTTGCCGTAAAGATGCTGAGAGAACTTCGCAGCATTCTTGATTGTGGCATTTTTGCTGGCGGTTCTGAAACCGCTGGTGATGTTCACCGGCTTCCCGAAGTGGTTGCGGATTTTCTGAAGGATTTCCACCAGCTCCGAATCAATAAAGATCGGGTCGGTATTATCCGAACAGCGGAACTCCCGCACCTTGAAAGACGGGGAGAGATTCTTCTCGCCATCCTTCGCCCACGAGTATGCGTTAATCGCCATTATCGTTTTCTCCTTTCTGGCTCAACGCCATTTTGCAGCCGCTTGACCCGCACTCAGCCACCAGCACGGCAAACTCGCCGCGCTCTGCGGTCGTGTCCGCACCGCTGGTTTCCAGCCGGGTCAGCAGCCTTTCGCATAGATCAGGCCAACCCATCGGTTAGTCCTGCTCTTTCTGCTTTGCTGCCAGCAGACCGGTCAGCTCCGTGTAGTGCTCGTCGGTCAGCTTGCCAGCGGCATAGAAGATGTCGATCTTCTCAGCCAGACCGTCGATGGTGCCGCGCTGGATCATGCGCTTGCAGGTACGATACAGAACCATTTCAGATGCTTTAGACATAATGTTTTTCCTCCCTATCAGGTGTTATCAGCGTTATCGGTATCGTCCGTATCGGAGACACCCAGCTCCAACATGGTGATGCGATATTCCTGATCGACCACCATTTCGTCCGTGTCACTCTGTGCAGCTTTCAGGGCCGCTACCGTTTCCAGCAGCTGTTCCCGTTCCTTCTGCTTCTTTTCTGCGGCTTCTTTCTCCGCCAGAGTGGGCAGGTCGTGTTTCTTCCACTCAACCATTGCTCTGTTCTCCCTTCTTACTGGAATGCGCCGCTGATGGCTTCGATGTAACCGCCGGTTCCGGATGCACCGCGACTGACGGAAACGCGGAAGTTGAACGCTGCGCCGTTGGCCGCCGTGCTGTTGGTGAACACAATGTTCACGCCCTTCTTGACTTCGACCGTGGCATCCTGCCAGACCGGCGACGGGTCGTTTGCGTTGTTCGTGACCTCGACCTTGAACGTGGCATCATCGGGGATGCTTCCCGTCACCTGAAGGACCGCCACGGTGATGTCGCCGTCCACGGCCAGCGGGGTGGTCAGCGTCACGGTGGCGCTGGTAACGCTCTTAGTGAACGTAGCGTTCAGACTGGTACTTTCCTTGCCGTCGCTGGCCGTGATCTGGATGGTGTGGCTGCCGTTGAGGATGCGCCGGAAGCCGTCGGCGGTACTGCCCTGCCTGAAGGTCAGTGCAGTACCGCTTGCAACGCCTGTGCGGGTGGCGGTGGTCTTTCCGTCCATCTTTTCGGTGACGGTCAGAGTATCGCCGTCGGCATCGGTAACGGTGTATCCGAAGTTGAAGGGCGCGTTCTTCTCCCCCAGATTCGTGGAGCTGGTGTTGATGGCCGGTGCAGTGTTCGTGCTGACCGTGCCGTCGTCAGAGACCACGAGTTCAGAGGGAAGTACAAAAGCGGGGCGAACACCATAGGAGTAGTTGCACCAGATGTTGCCGTGGGAGCCATCGGTGTAGACGAACCAGACGCTGCTGACATAGTCGGTGTACGGAGAGCGCAGCCACCAAATGGCAGCGCTGCTGCCGTTATATGCGACACGCTTGCTTGCGCTATCGAAATAGGACAGCTTTGCACCTTCGGTGTTCATGTAGCTTACGCCGCTGAACCCGACCTCCGTGCCAGACAGCAGGAACACCTTGGTCGAAAGGCCGTTTGCGCCGCTCTGAACGCCGCTGTTGGTATACGGAATCTTGACCTGCTTGATAACCGCTCGAATCTGAGAATCAATCAGGTTGTAGAAGGTTCCGTTCAGATAGGTGTGAATGCCGGAATCCTTGTAAGAGTTGTTGTTACCGAACGTGCTCGTGGTGTAGATGTCCTTCATCACAACCCAGACGCCGTTGCAGCTTGCATCATAGGCGCTGCTGGGCAAGCCCTGATGCACGATGATGAAATCTTTGGCCGCGCCGTTGACCTTGATCTTGACGATGCTGCCAACGGCCTTTGTGCTCAGTTTTACGTTTGCCATTGTTACCTCCTTATAAAATCAGGCCCACGGCAAAACGCCAATGGGTCTTGTGTTCTGCGAGACAGCGGCGGTCAAGGCTTTGTGCTGCTTCTTGTAGATGCAGCGGCATTGCCGGGCGCGTCGCCTGTCTCGTGCGAGTTTATTCGAGTTGATTTTTCGGTGGATGGAAATTGTGCAGTTGAGCAATTTTCCCAGACGGTCGGCGTACTGGCGGCGCAGGGCGTAGGTATCGCCGTGTGCAGCATGGGCATCCCATGCAAGGAAGCTACAAAGGATTTCTTCCTTTGTTACCTCACCCGCCGGGTATGCCTTTTCCCAATGCCTGATTTTGGCTTTCATCCGTTTGGCGCTGTCCCGACGCAGCTTTTGGACGACCGCGCCGGTTTCAGTCAGATACGAATGGAACCCCAGAAAATCAATGCCGTTCCTCAGTGGGAAGATAGCCGTTTTCTGGTTCAGCTCCAAACCGTACTCGTCCATGAGTGCCCGCACATCCTTCAAGATGCACTGCAACTTCTGCTTGTCCGAACAGATGATGTAGAAATCATCCATGTATCGGCCATAGTATTTGATGCGGTACTTTTCTTTGATGATGTGGTCGAACTCGTCCAAAAACATGAGGGCGAAA